GTCAATTGGTTGGCCTGATTTTATCGCCATGCGGTTTGCTCCATGTTTGATAGCCTTAATTCAATTTCTGATAGCCGCTTATCCACGTTTTTTGCATAGAACGCCGCCAGCTCAGCCTGTTGCCTGTTATCTTCTGTGGCCCTTATTGATCTGCATTCCGAGGCAATGGCCGCCATCTTGCTTTCTGTCTCTTGTAGCGTGCTTTCAAGTGTTCGTTTTAACTGGCCTATTTCAGAAAGGTTTTTTAGCGAACTCTGATCGGCTAGTGTTTGCTGTTCTTTTGCCAAGTCGTCAAAAAAGGTTATTAACTGCCTTGTTGCTATGTAATACGCATTTCCGAGCGAGTCAATCTGCCTTTGTACAATCGGCTCACCGTCTTTCGGCTTGCTTGAAATTGCCATTATTCAAAGCTCAAAAAGTCTAATGATAATTTATCTGGAGCCGTTGTCTTTATCTTTATTCCACAAAACGACTCAAACGCACCAATACCCCCGGGTGGTTGCCACCTTATACGCCTACGGTACTCTCCTTTTTCTCCTATCTCGCGATAGTTGAACCCAGAATAGGCTTTGCCGTCTTTTGATATTGAAAGGCCTATGCTTTCGGTTGTGTCGCATACTCCAGAGTTTATAGATGGCTCTATCTTCCCGATCTTAAAAAACCCGCCTTTTTCTGATCTGATAAAGGTCTGAATTTCTGAAAACACGTCTTCACCGTACTCTTGAGCGGTTGAAGAAAGGCACCCTATTTTTTTGGTATCACGGTCCCCGACTATGTAGCGGTTGCCGTTGTGCGCTATACCATAAACCCGCCACTTAGACAGCTCTGTTCCTGAGCTCTGATAACTCCAATTCCCCTCACAAAACACTATTGTCCTATCGTTGATAGTAAACGCCAAACACTCATACCCTTTAAGCTTATACCTTACCGCGTCGGCGCTTTTTAATTGGTCCTCCGTGTAACTCTCTAACAGCTCATCAATAGCCGGGCTGGATATCGGAACGGCTCTACCTGCATCCATAACGAATATCTGGAAAGATTCCCCTCGATCCCGGCCAATAAATGCAAACGTTCCTTTGTATCTTACAAGGCATGACAGGTATCCCGTATCAACCCGTGCGCCTTCTCGTCGCGTGAAGACGGCGTCCGGATCGACGTTAACGCGGAACACTTCAGCGCTATCCGCGCCTAGAATGTAAAGTTGGTTTGATATGTTTATGACTGCTTTGTTTTGGTCTGGTAGTTCTTCGGCATCGAAAAACGAAAGCGGGTCAATGCTTCCCGCGTTATCAACGTCCGAATAGAAGGCTGGTGATCCATCGGCTGGGATGAATACATGCCGCCCATCAATAAAATCAGCGCCAACTGACGGCAGGTATTCTGGATCACTAATTGCGGCCAAAGTCTCTGACGTGCTCAGCGTGTACGCCGCCCCTCCGATCCTGCCTATTACCAGGTATACTTGGCCTTGGCTGAAAAAGCACTTGGTAGTTCCGGATACGGTTCCCAGGTTTGCGGTTGTGCCGTCTTCATTAACTCTCAACAACGCATTACCACTGACCATATAGGTTTTATTGTTTGCCTGCCAATGAACAACACCATAGCATGGCCCTACGCCGTCCGCGTGAGCTTCTATGCCGTAATTCCTGATTAGGCCGGTTGGTGTCCAGACGTAATTGACCAGATATTCTTTTTGGTGCGGATGCTCATCCAGCCCGACTATGCCTTTTGGTAATTCTATGTTACCCATAGTCAGCATCTGTTCCGCTGGTGGTGTCAAAATACGGGCTGCTTCTGTAGTTGCCCATTACCTTATTGCCTTGCCCTATTGGCAGGGTTTTTTGATATTTGATATCCGGGTTTGGCGCATAATTCAAAAGCCTGTCTCTGGCTCGATCAACCATTAGCTCTACGCGCTCGGTTAAATCAATCTGCAAATACCCGGCAAGCCTGTCGCATAGCAGGGCCGTTATCGTCTCTTTCATTCCTAAAGATTCGCCAATATCGTCAGATATGTCGTAGGGTGACACTGCCACTATGTCAATAGAATCATCTTTCCACTCTTCAATCATCGCCTGAAGAACATCAAAGCCTTTTGATTCTTGCGCCGGGTCCGCTGGCGATATCTCAGACGCTGCACCCATTAATTGGAGCGCGTCAGTTATTAGCTGGGAAGCGACGGTCATTCTGGAACCTTTCTAGCCCTTGTTAGGGTCGGTTTTTTCTCTTCTTTGGTCAGGCTTGATTTCCAGCCCAACGAAATAGCCTTTTTAATGTTTTCCTCGCGGTCATTGGTCTGGACCTTCACACCGCTTGGTTTTTCCCACTCGATCAACATAAAACCCCCAAAAAAAAGGGGAGCCGAAGCCCCCCGGTTATATTACGCAACGCCAAAGCCCTGCCCAGCATAGAACGGATTGAACGTGGCATAAGCAGGCAATAGGTCAAACCTGATTTTCTGCTTGTTCGCGTCTCCGTCTGCGTATCGTGAAACACGCATGGAAAGCCCGTCTTTTGTGGTCATAACTGTATCTGTTGCATACAGTTTTTTGAGTGGGACAGTACCGATTCCAAACGCCTGCTTGTGATAGAACAGGTTCGGCTGGTAAACGGTCGAAGCACTACCCAGAACGGTAATTACATCACCACTCACTGGCGCACTGTCTGCCGTGTTGTACTGACCGTTGGCCTCATAAATTGCAGGACCGGCAACGGTTATGGTGCCAGCGCCGCCAGACAAGGTAACGTCAGAGGTGACAACTCCAGACCATAAAATTTGAGCGCCACTTGCATTCGTAAACGCCTGTCTGGTTGAAAGCCCAACACGATTCCGGCCAGTGATCTCTACAATCTCACCTGCCTTAATTGTCCCGGTAGTAGTCATCCCCGTTACCGCCAAAGACTGAATCATCGTGTCCTTGTGGGTTGCGTAGGTCACATCCGGATTAGCCGAAAGGGTGCCAGCTCTGTCTGTAGCCGTGCCGCTGGTGTAGCTTGACAAAGCGTTAGACGTAAGCGCCAGAAGGTTGCCGAATTTACCCGTAACCACTGCATTTTGCCAAGCTGTGGTTACAAGTGAATTGTCACCGGAACTCAATCCGCGCTGAGCATCTGCAAGATTCGTGGTTGTGAACGGATTCATAACATAGTAACGTTCACCCGCCGGAACACCCATTGAGTCAAGCAGGGCACCAGCTCCCGCAACATCCGACCACGCATCAACAACTGTCCCCGGAGTACCGTAGTGGAGGTTACAGTTTTTATACATGTACGCGCCGAAGTCCAGCTCAAGGTCCGTGATGATTCGCTCGGCCATAGGTGCCAGAATCTGGTCCAACTGATCCAGCTTTAGGGCTTCGTCCACTTCATCCCAGTCCGCGTGTACAGTAAAATAATTCTGTACGGTTCCAGTTGCATAACCTGCTGTGATATCGCTTCGATCAGTAGATGAAATATCACCCGCTGAGGTCCGGTCTGACTTGTAATCATGCGGTCGTTTGAAATTAACGGTTGTTCCGCTTGCCGGGTTGAATTGCCCGCCGAGCAGCTGCATGTCTACGGTTTTTGTTAAAACGCGGCTGGCTTCTGCTTTTTCCAGAAACACGCGCGCCACCTTGTTTGTAACATTACTGCTGAGATTGTTTGAACTGTTAGCCATGATTGGTCACCTTTTTACGTAAAAGTAGCACCTTCCGGGCCTCGCTCCTTTTGGATAATTCCGCTTGTCGATCCTAAAGGTTGATCGGGTTCCGGTAGCGTGCTTTTGGTTTTTGACTGGATTTTCACTAATGCGTCCAGTCGTCCAAGCTCCAACGCCGCCCCAACTGGATCTTGCTCGGCAAGGCTTTTAAATCTCTGCGCCTCAGCAGGATTCGAACCAAAGAAAAGCATCAATTCCGCGCTGTTTTTAGCCCTAATAGCCACCTCCTGGCTTAACTCATCGCCGAGCGTTTGCGCTGCCGCTTGTTCTGCTGCGCTATACTCTGGAAATTTAGCTGCCAGTTCTGCCGCTTTGCGGTAATGCTTATCCAACCCGCTGTTTAGGCTCTGTTGTCGCTGATACTCTTTTAATGGATCGCTGGCCTGTCTTTGACCTGGTATCTCTTCGGCATAAAATCGCTTCATTGCCTCCTGATAGTCAGTCTCAGACGAAAACTCAGAAAGCTTTGGTGGTTCTTTCTGCGGCTGTGGTGTTAACTGCTTTTCCAGCCGCTCAATCTTCGCCTTCAGCTCTTCGTTCTGGTCTCTTGCCTTGTTCCTTTGTCCGATAATCCGTTGAATCATCGGGCTTTTGTTGCGGTCGTCGTTCGGCGTGTCAAGTTTAATCTCGAATTCTTCGCGCTCCTGCTGGATATCCTCAGCCGGTGCTTGGTCTTCGGTGGTTTGTGTTTCTGCCGCTTCTGTCATGGTAGGGACTCTCTCCCGGTTGGTGGTTGTCTCGGCTTATGCCGGTGCTTGAAAACTTTGTTGCTGCTGGTCTAGCGCGTCCAGTATGGCCTTCACTTTATCCAGCCCGATATCCTGTAGAATTTTCGCTGTTTCTGCCTGTTTCTTGTCAGCGTTTGCCAGCCTCTCGATGTTCTGCGCCTGTTTGCCTTCAGCCTCTGCCAGATTTAATTGTGCCTGTGACTCTAAAAGCATTTGCGTTGCGTCTGGCTCGCTTTGCGCCTGCTGTAGATTTTCCAGCAATTGCAGCTCTTCCGGGCTGCCCTCGTCTGGCTCAACGTATCCAGCCATAATCATACGCTTACGGTTAAACTCTTTAATCGTCGATAGGCCAGCGCCTTGCAGGTTATCAATCAGAGCCGATATCACAACATCCTTTCGTTCGTCGCCATCCGGCAAAATGGCTGCAAGCTCTTTCAACTTGTCTACTGTTTCGGCCCGCTGTGATTGGTACGATTTATCAACCCCTGCATAGACATTAAACCGCTTTCCAGAGAATGTGTTTTTAACGGCAAGCGTGCCGCCGTCATTGTAGACCTGATTGATAGTGGTTCTGGCGCTTGATCCGTCGCGCTTTTTGATAACTACTTTCCGTGTATCTGAGTAGATATCCTGAGCCATTGAGATATAACATTCTCCGAGCCTTCTCATTGCTTCAACAATGTTGCCCATAATAGAATATGTCTTTTTATCTACCCTCTTTTGAGCGGCAATAAGAGCCGAACCACTTGAGCGAGGATCCTCAATATCCATTGGAAGTGCGTTTGTTTTTTTGGCCAGGTGTTGTGTTGTAAACTCGATTAGCCCTTTCATTGCTGGGTCGATTTGTGGCGGCTTAACGTACCCACTAGGGCCGGTTGATACCAAATTCCCCTTTTTATCATACAAGGGTTTGGCTACCTGATAATTTTTTCTTCCTAAATGAGCCTCGGACCACCTGCGCTCAAGACCTTGAATTTGTTCAGGCGCGAATATTGGAACCTCTTTGATTGATGTGGCCGCCGTTTCAGCCAGCGCCGAAACCTGCATATTCAGCAGTCTCGAGGCGTCTTTTTCCTTCCTGATCACGCCCCGATAGACTTCTACGCCATCAACAACATTAAATTTTGCGTAGAACGGGATTATTGGGATAATCTTTCCTGCAATCTTTCGCGGCTTTTCCAGAAACTTGCCGCCGCTTATGATTGATTTTTCAATGTAGCAGCTCTTCACCTGCTTGGATTTTATTGACCTATAACCTTTGTCGACCAGTTCTTGCTGTTCGCTTTCAAGGTCTTTGTCTTCGACGTAAATCCTTGAGCCTTGCTGATTGATAAAGACGTTAACGCGCCGCTTTTTTTCTACTTTTCGATAGTGCTCAATCACATAACATATTTCTTTAGTGGACCAGCTAAAACTGGCCCGGTCGTCTATACCGTTCGAGGATGGCTCGTGGTTTGGCCATTTTTCCTTGAAATCCTCTTTTGTGTAGCCAACTAGGACAGAACACCATTTGGCGTCGCTCTTGTCGATCTTCGTCGCCGCACGGTCCCAGACTACTGTTGAATAGGCGCTGTGCTGCGGAAAAAATTCGCATTTTTGTCTAGTGTTTTCTATGTCTTCTTCATCCAGATAAGACGTGCCAAGCCTTAAACAGCCGAATCCTGTGGCCACTGCTTCATATACTGCGACCTTGGCAGACATAGTCCCGCCGTTTCTGTGCCAGTCCGCTCTGAGCAAACCAGAAAGTAATTCCGCGTCCCTTTCGTCCTCGTCTTCTTCCGCGTTGATCGTTGGTATTAGCTCATTCTCTTCCCATTCGGAAATGAAATTATCAACACTTTCCTCTAACAGGTCTATCTCCATGCGCGGCTTATCTGAAAAAGCTTCCTCTAAAAAGCCTTCCCACATGCCGCCAGAAACCGCTATGAAGCGCATATCCTCGTTCGCCTGGTCGCGGATTTCCTGCCCGGCTTCATAGTCCTTTTCAAAAGACCTTGTAATCTCTAGCGCGTCCATTTTCACCATATGCTAACCGCGTCCACGTCTGCCGCTTCGTCGTAATCTATTCGACGCTGCGTGCTTAACTCTCCCATAATCGCGCCCAAAGTAATGTACTGTAGTGCGTCGTGTGGGTGTGAGTAGTCATTTTTCTCTGGCTCTTGCTTGTATCGTGTGTCACCTGAAACATTCAGCCTTTTGTACCTGTACCCACCGTTAAACCCTTTTCGCAATATTTTGCACTTCTTGCTGATCAAAAGTCCCGGCTGGCCGTCCACCATCTTTGTTAGATAAGTTTTCACCGCGTCCAGCCTTTTTGTTATCAGGTTAGTGGGTGCCGCCTCGGTGATGAACCCGAGGTCCAGAGGGATTACATTTTCCCCTTGAGCTACCTCTTGCTCGTCGTTAAGTATCTGCATGCTTGCCTGTGCTTCCGTCTCGTGCCTGATCCCACCGGCTGGATCACCAACAGACAGCCCGACCTTGCAGCGACTCGTGTATTGAGCCAGAAAAGGTTTCACGCAATCTCTGGCAAACTGCTTTACCCCCATGTCATCAGATACCAGCTCATCAATGATGCGCAATTGGCCGCGCTCAGTTAGCTGTACGACAACAATGCAAGGGGTAAGCCCGAAATCCCATCCGATACCTATCGGCACGCCATCGAGTAGAGGGAGGGAGTCTACACAATGGACGGAGTCGCTATACTCTGGGTAGACGGGCTTACCATCGATAACCAGACCGTATTCATTTGCAAGATTTACTGATATCCAGTCCGGGCTTTTCCCCTCCATCCCTTTTGTGTAGTAACCATCAGGAAGGTTTGAAAGGTTTTCAGCGTTCGGGTTCAACTCAAATACAGGTTGGCCTAGTTCGTTTTTTCTGTCTGTCTTTACCACGCCGCCTGGCTGCTTGTAAAACTCCCAGCCTTTGGGCTTGGTTTCCTCTGCCAACCGATAATACCAATGCACGTCGTCTGGCGCGTTGGTGTCTCCTAGCATGCCGTGCCATGTCGGTTTTACACCTCCATTTGCGAGGGATGGGAACCTGCCATGTCTTAGGTCGGCCATGTCAACAACGGCTTTAGGTAGCTCTTTGATTTCGTTGAGCCAGAACCCGGTATTCTGAACACCCCTGAGCTTTTTTACATGCTCAGGCCTGTCCAATGCGAGAAAAACCATAGAGGTTTCTACGGTCGTGCCGTCATCAAGATTGAATTTTGCTTGCCACTCTGGCGGCTTTTTCCCGCCCTGGTTAAGTAGGCCCAAATCACCAAAAAGCCCTACCCAGTCACGAATTGTTGTGCTGAATAGATCGCTGTACGTGTTCCTGACTGCAACCCATAGCGACGGCCTTACCCTTTTTGGGTTTGGTTCCTGCTCGGTCATCAGCTTAAAAATTTTCTGGCATGTCTCGATTGTCTTGCCGGAACCTAGTGGCCCCATAATGAATGTGACTCTGGCCCGGCTGTTGTGATACTTCGCAAGCGTTGGGCCTTGCGCTTTCATACGGATTTCAAATTCACCCACCAGCGTTTTCTTGTGCCTCGCCAGTGTAGTCCTTCACTGTAACCGTGTTAGTCATTTCCACTTTATCGGTGAACAGTCCTAAATGCTTCCCGAGTAGTTCGAGGTTTTTGGTTTTATCTGCCAAGCGGATCTTGTTAGTCGCGCCCAGTATTTGCCCCTCGTCGCCGTTAAGTGTAGTAACGTCGATAGACTGCACCGCCTTTGCCGCCTTGTCGTCGTACTCGTGCGGCTGTTTGAGGCTTCCGTCATCGTTGAAAACGTCGCGGATATCACTGAAAGCAAGCGCGGCCATTTCCTGCAAAACCGCCTCTCTTGTGATTTCTATTTTTTTCGACGCCTTCCTATTGAGGTGCGACAAATATTCCTGAATTTTAGGGTTTTTCAACAGCGCCGTAGCTTGCGCGTGTGCGCTTGCTTTTGAATAGCCAGCTTCAATGGCCGCGTTCGTGCCGTGATAATGGACCACGTAATGCTCACAAAAGCGCCGCTGTTTTAGATTAAGATCTTGCCCATGATACATACCTGTTTCCCCATCTCGGAGCGGATATTATCTCGGCTTTCGCCGGTTTACTTGCATGAGGAAGGGTCAAGCACCTCTACCTCACACTTCCCTATCAGTTCGTAGCCCTCTGCGGTCGTGCCTGTAGATGTTATTATCGCGCAACCTTTTGACGCCCCAGTGATAACGACAGTTGCTATATTGCTTGCCAGTGATGACGATCCGATAGTCACCACACCGCTACTTGAGCTATGAGCCGCGCTTGTGATGTTTGAACCGACGCGCTTACACTTGGCCCGAAAGTCTGCTTCAATGGGCAGTTCCTCGCCTTTGTAGACTGTGATTTTTTCAAGCCTGCCCGTCATCGAACCGTATACCTGTTTCTAGTGAAAAGCGCTTTAAAACTGTTTTTTGTGTGCTGCACCGTATACCGCTTGCCCCCGCTAACAACGGCCAGCTCTTCGCCAATATCATAACCTCGGAGGGTGGCATCTTTGATTGATCCGGTGAGCGTGCCGTTGCCATAGCCTCTGGTTACTATTAAAGCGATGCTCATGATGCCCTTGTGACTGCTGTTGGTGAGGTGCCATCGTTAAGCGTAAATGTGGCCGCAGTTGTTGATCCGTCCACCCTTTTCACTGTTAGAGTAGTGCCGGAGATTGAAAAGTCTCCAAGCATTTGCTGGATCAGCATTAGTGATTGTGTGATCGTTGGTGCTGCACCGTCTGCCGAATAACTTTCCGTCATCTGAGTCGTTAAAATGTCGGTGACGGAAACGTCATTCAGCGCGCTAATCTGCGCCGGGATGGTTGTTCCGGTGTCGGTCAGGATGGCGTCAACATTTGAATCGACAGTAGCAACATCAGACGAAAGCGTTGATATCTGAGCGGGGATAGTTGTCCCTGTATCGACCAGTATTGCATCGACAACAGTATCAACAGTAGCCAAATTGGCCGCCGTTGCCAGTGCTGCGTCCGATATCGCAGTATCGCATTGTGCGTTAACATCAGCCGCTGAAACGTCGTTGAGGTCGGAAACAAGCTTTGTCCGCATATCAAACAAAAATGCCGTATCAGCGCCGTTTGTGCTGGTCATCTTGATAATGACTTGATCGTGATTGAGTTCGCTTGCTGATAGATCAATTTCATAAACGCCTGTTGTGCTGATCTCAGAAACTGTGTCCGAGATAGCCAGCGAGGTCCACGCCCCGGCCCCGTCTTTGTAGTACGCCGTATCTGTGACAGTTTCACCGGTCTTAAACGATTCCGGGTTGGCCTTGTCTACCATCGGAAAAGCGAGATAGTAGGCGGTATTTTTCTTGTGCTCGATCTGCATTATCCGCTACCCCTGCGCATTCCGACGGAGAATCCTCTCGATAATCCGCGCATAAAATCCAGTAAATTTGTGGTGATTGTTTCAGGCGTCTTTCCTGCAAAGCTCCCGTAAGGCGCCCTAGGTGTTGCTGATAGTCCTAGTCGTGTAGTAGCCATTATACAATCACAAACGTATCGGAGGCGCTAGGCGCTGTTGTAAGAGCGGTCACGGTGATCGTCCCGGTTGATCCGGTGTAATCCGTGATATCAGTAGCCTGTCCTGCTGCCGCCCCGCTCGTAAACACTACCACTCTGCCTATGTAGTGATCGTCCGTGCTTTCGGACAAGTCTGTTTGAATCACTGTTGTCGTTGGAGTGCCTTCACACGCCCCTGTTACGATTCCGAGCGCTGACGCTTCTAGGTTATCCGCTGCGGTTGCGCTTGTGCTGATTGCGCCTATGTTGGCATCAATTCGGCCACCAACCAATACCGCCGGGATTCTTGATTGAATGTCTTGTGTATCTGTTTCAATCGCATTGGTATCTGTCTGTACTGCCGCGATATCCGCGCTTACACTGGCCCCGGCTGGCGCTCCTAGCCGTGCGTAATTGTCGCCCGTCTGCGGCGTGTGTCCGTTTATGTTGTCCAGATACCCGGCTCTTGCTGCTGTGTAATTTGCTGCCAATGCTGCGCTATCTGTCCCGCGCATGTCAGTGTTTGTTGTGCAAGTCCCTATCGTGCTGTTGGCTTTGTTGTAGCCTGTGCCGTCGTAATCGAGTTCGAGGTTGTCTGCTGCGACAGTATCGCCGCTGATTGCTGTTACATTAGCTGTAACCTGAGCCGTTACGCTCGCCACTGCGCCATCTACATTTCCAGAAATATCACCATCACTGGCCACTCCCAGAGTATTCCCAGCTGTGATTTTGGGCCGGTATAGCTCAATGGTGCGTGTAACTGGTGCCATCCCTGCATGAGTAATGTGGAAAGCCATTTCTTGCGAGTCGTCGCCCGCGTCAATGGTCATATCCTCATCAAGCAATAATTCATAAACGCCCGGCATGTTTGTTGCGTCGGTTTCGTTTATTGTTGGCGTTGTCATTGCTGCGGCCGCACCGCCGTTTCTCGACCTGTAAACAGTAAACGACGAAAGGCCGGTTTCTCTCGTTGCGTAATCAGTAGCGTCCACTGCCACGAAATACACGTATCGTGTTGTTACACCACTCTCAACGCGCATACGCTAAAACCTCTTATATATTTTGCCGCTCTATCTATTCTCTGGGGGTCATCATAAAGAAGCCCTATTGCGCAGTTGCATTTTTTGCACAATAAGCCTCTAATCTCATTCGTCACATGATCATGGTCTACTGATAAATTACCTTTATCAACATTGAGGCAGATAGCGCAACAACCACCTTGCGCCGAAAGTATTGCACGATATTCATCTTCACTTATGCCGTAGGCGTTTTTTAAATGCTGCGCTCTGTTTTGATTTTGATATCTGCCTCTGCGCTTTTTGTTTACGCACTCCTTGCACTCATACTTGCGGCCTCTGGCCTGATGCCTGTCAACTCCAAAAGCTGTTATTTTTTTAGACATATCGCATGATTTGCAGTGGTACTGGTCAGTAACTCCGCTCGCAATTCTCATCTACTGCAATTGTCCATTTAATCCGTGAGTGATAATTACTGAATGCTGATTGTGCATTTTCAAAAGCCTTGGCGGTATTGGCGTTAACGAAGGACCACCACCCCCGCCAGGGTCATTCGACGCTGACCGCCTTTGCCAGTCTTTTTCGAGCAGGCTGTAGGGGTTTTGCGTAATCTCGAATATCTCGCGGTCTGTTAGTTGTCGCTTAAATACTAAAACATAAGGGCCGACAGGGGAGCGGCATCCATTATAAAACCCAGACGCTCTATAACCGCCGCCAATGCTAAATCGGTTGATTGATGATGTACTGTAGCCGTCAGTATTGGTGAGATACTGTTGCCCTTCATCCGTGTACCCGGACATGCTGTTGTCCGAATTCATTCTTGCCGCCACAAACGACGTTACGCCAGACGTTGAAAGGCTCGAAAACGCCTGATCCGGGCTGCCTGAACCACCGACGCGGGTCATCCCGGTGTTGCCTGTGTTAAAGTTCTGCTCTGACTTTAGCGCCCAGCCTCTATTGCCGCCAGTCCACCCGTGAGCACACAAAATGCTTGACGTATTAGCCGTTGATAGCGTGTGACAGAACGCGATTACTGTTCCATCCCCGCCGAGCGGAAAGCTTGGATCGAGCGCTGTTGTATCCCAATACACATTTTGATTACTGGCGGTGCACACCATCTCATAGCCGCCGAATTTGCATTTTGTGTAAGCCGGGGAATTGCTTTCCGTTGGCAATGCTCCGGTTTTTAGCTCTCGCCAACCTGCCGCGTCACATTTAAAAAGGCCGACACAATCGCGCCGCCATCGTGGAGCAAGATCGAGAAATTTTTTAATCTCCGGGACGTGCTGCATTACGCAATAGTTTCAGTATGCAAACGATATTCGACTGCGTTACCCGTTGCCGACAGACTAGCGCCGCAAACGTTTTTAATTACGATCGCGAAATGCTCGCCAATATAAGGGACCGCTATTCTGTATTTTTTGCTAGTCGCACCAGTGGCATCACACGGAAACCGTCCTAAATGCTCCATCGCGCCGGGATCGTTTGATGAACTGGTACTGTACGGTCCTTGCGTACCCGACGCGCCGCCTGCAAAATCGGTCCCGCCGTCCGTTGATCCAGCGTAGAAAACTTCTATGTAGCCTGTTGCGCTACCTGTTGCCGGTGTTGCAATAGTGATAAAAAGCTCAAGCCACAATCCCAAAACAGTAGCGTTGCTGATAGACGCGCTTTGCCAATACCCGTTGTTGCCCAAGCTTTGCAGGCTAGTTACTGTTGCAGCCGTGTTGCTGCCGGGGTTTAGCTTGCGTGTTGCCATTTTTTATAAACTCCGAGCAGTTGTTACGTGTTCCGCTTTGACCTCGCGGACTGCCAAACCTATCTCTTCAGCCCGGCTTTGCGTAGTGACTCGCGCTGCTGCTAATGTTTGGATCGTGTTAGAACCACCGGCGAAAATATCAAGCATGATGGTCTGAGCGAATCCGAACGGATCGATCGATTCGAGGTTCGCCAGCGCGATTACGCGATCTTTTTCTGCAGCAGTGAGCGCCGCATACTCAGCCGAATTGATAGCCGCGCCGATCTCTTTCCCGCTCATACTCTCCCGGTTTTTCGGGCGCGTGCTGCCGTTGAGCGAATCCGCCACCTGCTGATCGGTCATGCCTGCATAGCCGATAGCCAGCGGGTCTGCTGTGATCTCTGCGGCGAGGTCTTGAATATATGACATTTTGCTATCCCTTCGCGCGGACGCTCTTGCGCTGCGTGATCTCATCGATTAAAAATAGGATTTTTAGGACGCCCCAGAGAATGAGGGTCAGGATTAAACCTGCGATAACTGCGAGGGCGCGTACTGCTGTTACTACTAACAACCGCGCTTTTGAATAGATTTCGTGTAGCTTACCCATAAATAGCACCTTTTTGTCCGAACGTCAAGCCCTGTTTTGCGCATTGATTGCCCCCGCTACAAAAGCCACCCCCGCCGCTTTGAGCTGGCTGATAGTGCTAGTGCTTACGTGTAGCTGCCTCGCTGCGTGTCGCGCTGTCTGCCCCTGTAAAAACCAGATCGTGATCACGTCCCACGCTTGCTTATCAACTTCTTTGAGCGCACTCACAGCCATGTCTACTGCGTCAAAATCGTCCGGATCAATCGCCGCACTACGGACAACACTACCTCTAGCTGTCGCCAAAAACGTGGGCTTATGTCCGATTTTCGGCACCGCCTCCCGTGCTGCTGCTGCCCACTGCCACATTAAATCCTCAACGTGATCGATGTAAATCATGACACCCCCAGCTCTTTTTTAGTTGCCGCTATCACTCCCAGCCACCAACCGTCCGGGAATATGTCAAACTCGATCCGGCCTTGCTCCCCGTCTGCCC